AACGGAGTTGAGCAGTGCGTCAAGATCGACACACTCGGCGCTCTCAACGCCAAGATCGCTGAGTTGACCAAGCAAGCCGATGCCATCAAGGACGAACTCAAGGACCGTGCGTCTATCTCTGGTCAGAAGTCCTTTGAGGGTGCTTCCTACAAGGCCACCTATAGCGAGTCCAACCGTTCCACGGTTGACTGGAAGGCCATCGCTGCAGAGATGTCTATCCCTGCCGACCTGATCGCCAAGCACACCAAGACCTCTGCGGTCTACAGCATCAAGACCAGCGCACTGTGAAGCAACAGCCTTGGCCCTTCCCGCCGAGGCTGCTTGACTACCCAGTCATGCCGCCCGGCGTGAAGCCCTACCCCAAACCGACCCCGAGTTACCCCAAACCAACCCCGATCAAAGAACTACCTGAAGGACTATTCTGATGACACATCGCACCGGCAACGAATGGGTTGCAGGACTGGACAGGAAGCCGGGCTTCGGCGCTGACTTCGCGGCGGAAGACATCATCGACGCCCCATGCTGGATTCCTACGGGGTCCGTTAAGGGTTACGAGTCGTTTGTCTTCTCTCATGACTTCCGCCCAGGCATCTGGGGTAGCGGCAAGTATGACTAAGGGCGTCATCCTGACCTGGGGAGACAAGACTCCCTGCACGATCATTGAGGACCGCAAGTCCATCCTAGTGGTGACAGAAGACATCAACAAGCAACCCTGCCCAGAGGGTCGTAGGCGCTACTTCAAGCCATACCAGGGAAACTGGGCAGAGTGCGTCTTCAAGCCCACCACCAACAGGTGGGCTGTTGCAGGAGAGGCGACTTTGATTCTGGACGGCAAGAAATGAAATTCTTGTCTGTGTGTTCCGGCATTGAGGCAGCCAGTGTTGCCTGGAGCGATTGGGAAGCTGTTGGGTTCAGCGAGATAGAGCCCTTCCCTTGCGCGGTTCTTAAACATCATTACCCAGAGATTCCAAACCTCGGGGACATGACAAAGTTCATGGAGTGGCCTGATGCAGATGTCGATGTTCTTTGCGGAGGAACCCCCTGCCAATCCTTCTCAGTCGCAGGACTCAGAAAAGGATTGGATGACCCGCGTGGCAACCTCATGCTTACCTTTCTTGCCATTGCTAAACGATATCGGCCCCAGTGGGTGGTCTGGGAGAACGTCCCCGGCGTTTTGTCCTCGAATGGAGGACGGGACTTTGGCTCCTTCCTCGGAGGGCTGGCAGAGTGCGGGTATGGGTTCGCATACAGGGTGCTTGACGCTCAGTATTTCGGAGTGGCCCAAAGACGCAAGCGTGTGTTCGTTGTCGGATATCTTGGAGACTGGCACCCTGCCGCAGCGGTTTTATTTGAGCAGCACGGCCTGCAAGGGCATCCTGCGCCGAGCAGACAAACGAGGCAAAGAGTTGCCCCCACAGTTACTAACGGCCCTCCGTTCAGTCGCACAGGAAACGAAAGAGTAGAAGACCAAGCATTGGTATGGCCCGCTGATGTAGCAAGCACACTCAATGCTCACTTCGGTGATAAGCAGGGGCTGGAAGATCAACACGCGCTTGGGGGGGGGCGTTGTTCGTCCCTGCCAGAAGTGGCAATGTGCCTAAACGCAGGGGGGATGAAGCGCCAGGACTCGGAATCGGAGACGCTGGGTCCTACCATCGGGGGCGGCTTCGACCGTGGCCCAACGCTGACGTGTAACCATGAGGCGCCGATTGCGGCTTACTCAATCATGCCGATGAATAGCGGGAAGGACTACAAGGCGCGTCAGGTTGAAGTTGCCCAGCCTTTGATGGCTGGCGGTCCAGTGGGCGGAAACCAAGGAGGCGACTTCATTTTGCAAAGCGTCACCCACTCCCTTCGCGGCGAAGGCTTCGACGCCAGCGAGGACGGCACGGGGCGGGGGACTCCGCTGGTGCCCGTTGGCGTTACCCTTCACGGCACTGACGGCACGGCCAGCGTGGCATCGTTCACTGACCTGTCCAGCAGCTTGCGCGCCCGCATCCCGAGCGGCGTGGAGAACAGCACAACGACAGCGGTGATGCAGCCGGTGGCCTCGCTTCGCCCCATAGACCCATTTCTTGGCGGCGACATCACCATAGCAATTGACGCCAGTTATGCCAAGGGATGCGGCGGCACCAGCGTAGCTGAACGGCCCGTAGTAGCGCAGGCCATGCAAGTCCGACGCCTCACTCCCGTTGAGTGTGAGCGCCTACAAGGCTTCCCAGACAACTACACCGCCATCCCGTGGCGCAAGAAGACCGCAAGCGAGTGCCCTGATGGCCCTAGATACAAAGCACTAGGCAACTCTTGGGCAGTTCCTGTTGCACGATGGATAGGCGACCGCATCAATAAGGTCAGCAAGATCATTGACCACACAAAAAAGTAGGTCTTTCTATATACACGCTCTTGAACCATCGCTTACACTAGCATCACTGCAATCAAGCAGGTAACAGAGAAGGAACATAGAAATGAGCATGCAACACACTCCCGGCCCCTGGATTGCCGACAAGCTGCTGGATCGCAACGCGTACAACATTTTCGCTTCCGGCCACTGCACAGCCCTCTTGACGCTTGAGCCCGGCAAATACGACGGCGCATCGCCGCTATGCAGAAACGTCGCCGCCGATGCCCGCTTGATCGCCGCCGCGCCCGAACTGCTGGCTGCTTTGCTGGCAGTTATGCCCTATCTCAAGGGCACCGAAAGTTTTGCCGCTCAAGAGTCGCAAGCCCGTGCCGCCATCAACAAAGCTACGGGGGCCTGACATGCTGTACGGATACATCTCCTCCTTCGACGCCGACAGGCCCGAAACCCCCGAAGAGCCGGAACTCAAGTTCACCATCACAATCAACGCTATCAAGCGCACAGTAGAGTACGACGAAGACGGTGCTTTCATCGTCAAGCTCAACGGCAAGATCGCAGAGCGCGACATCACTGAAGAGCAGTGGGACGACCTTGAGCGCGAAGTCCAGAAACGCCTTCGCCCTGACTGGGTTGACTATTGGCTGGCAAACTAAGTGATCCACTATCACGGCACACCAATAACTCCGATCAAGGCATTGGAGACTATGGGAGGAAAGCACTTCTGCATAAGCTACGCCCGCCCGGACTCCTTAGACAGGTGCAGGAGGCTAGGTCAATCGCTCATGCTGGACAACGGTGCTTTCTCATGCAAGACCCTTGGCAGGCCTTTCGATCTTCACGGGTTCTACGAATGGGTCGAGCCTCTCCTGACTCACCCAAACTGGGGCGTAGTGCCTGATGTGATCGACGGTTCAGTAGAACAGCAGCGAGAGATGGTCAAGACATGGCCCTTCAGGAAAGAGTTTGGCATCCCGGTATGGCACCTAGGACTGCCGATTGACTACTTGCTGGAGCTTTGTGATGACTGGGGCAAAGTCTGTTTTGGAAGCGCAGGCATGTACTGGCAGATAGGTACTGATCTCTGGTGCAGCCGCATGGACGAAGCATTCAACGCGCTGTCAAAGCGTTACGGGCGTCAAATACCCTGGGTTCATGGCATGAGAATGCTCGGTCAATCGTCAGGACCGTGGCCCCTAGCCAGCGCAGATTCCACCAACGTAGCCCTACATCACGCAGAAAAGAAAGAATGCGCCGGTTGCATGGCAAAGCGCATCGACCAAACCAACCCACCCTCCGAGTGGAAAGAAAACCCCCTACAGGAGCAACTGTGCTTTTAACCGCAATCGCAATCTACGCATCGGCAATGGTTCTCGCCAACCTGTCCGTTGCCGCCTTCGGGCCAGCTATCAGTCCCGTCAACGCATTCATCCTCATCGGACTGGATCTAGCACTGCGCGACTGGCTCCACGTTCGGCTCAAGATCTGGCAGATGGGCTCCCTCATCGCCGCCACAGGAGCACTAACCTACATCCTCAACCCAGCAGCAGGAATGATCGCTATCGCTTCCGCCAGTGCATTCTCAGCAGCAGCACTCGTAGACTGGGCTACATTCGCAAAACTTAAAGGCTCATGGATCTACAGAGCAAACGGATCTAACATCGCAGGAGCAGCAGTTGATTCCCTGGTATTCCCAACCATAGCATTCGGAGCCCTGATGCCTCACATCGTCATCATGCAGTTCGTAGCTAAAGTAGCAGGCGGCGCATGTTGGGCATACCTGATCAATCGCAGTAAAATTAACCAAACGTAAACACAATCATGGCACGCACAGGACGACCATCAATCTACTCAGATAAGCTGGCAGCTACCATCTGTGCTCGCATCGCAGAAGGAGAGAGCCTTCGCTCCATCTGTAGGGATGACGCAATGCCTTCAATCGCAAGCGTCTTCTTGTGGTTGTCGCAAAAGCCTGACTTCTCCGACCAATACGCCCGCGCACGGGAAGAACAGGCAGAGGCATTCGCTGACGAGATCGTTGCTATTGCCGATGAGACGCCTGAGCTTGAGGAGGTTCTTGACAGGCATGGCAATGTGGTGGATATGAAGCTGCACTCTGCATATGTGCAGTGGCAGAAGAACCGCATTGATGCCCGCAAGTGGACTGCCTCGAAGCTGAAGCCAAAGAAGTACGGCGACAGGATCGCTGTTGCGGGGGACGCTGAGTCCCCGATCAAGGTTGAAGCAGAGATTAAGGCGGATAAGCTGCTGGAGGCTCTGGTGACCAACGCTGAACTGCGCAAGACTGCGGGGGAATGATGGACAACAGGATCACGGTCCCTCAAGTTGCCCGCCTGATGGGCGTGGTGCTAGATA